TCTGCCTCTGCTAGACTTCCATTACAACCTCCATAAATAACATAAACATCTCCATCATCAATATGCCTATATACCCAATGACAACTATACTTATTATTAGAAACATTCCCTAATGTTCCATCTCCATCATCATAATGTGCATAATCAATTGTATTTCTTGGAGTACCTTGTGTAAAACCACCTGCTCCATCACCATAAATAGGAATAAAAGTAGTAACAGCCGAGTTGTATGAAGGCATTATATATTTATTAAGTCCCCCAAATGCAATCCCAGAAGTCATTGTAAAGTTGTTAGTACCTGAATACGCAATCCCAGAACCTCCATCCAACTCCAAATTTCTTAATGTTTTAGCTCTTGTATTAAGCTTCCTTACTCCATCTTGAAAATTATATCCTCCACTAATATAATGAACATTATCACTACCATCTTTCATTATCTTTCCAATAGGTATTTGAGTATAATCCGTTCCTGCTTCATAAGGATTTGTTTCTGATAATACTATTTGTGGAGTTCCACCATTATAATCCAAACATATAAAATAGATTGTATCTGCTGCTGTAATAGTCTGGTTATCCTGCTCTGCTAAAGTTACTCTAGTTAAAGCTCCTACAACATCATTTGTGGCTCTTAAATAGGCAACTAGAGAAGCAACCTTAAATGTCCCTGCATTTGTACCTTCTGTAATAGCTCCTCCATAAACAAAAGGACTATCTATATGGTTTCCTAAGTCTTTTAAATAAACTTGGTTAGCTCCTGTACCCCAGTCTATATGAGTATCGTTAATTCCATCAGCTTTAACTCTAAGGGTATCTGTATTTGTCTCTATAGTAGAATCATCCACATTAACACTTAGCGTGTCATCTGTGAGGTCTAAGCCATCCCCAGCTACTAGATTAGTACCACTTGAGATATCTATTCCTGTTATATTTGTACCATCGAAGGTAGGAGAAGAACCAGAGGTAACATCTTGGTCTATAAAGCTATGGTCTGAACCGTTTGAAGTTCTATGAGTAGTATTCAATCCAATAGCACTATCATTAGTTACAAATTTATCCCTTATTGCATTCTTTGTGGCTGCATCTGTGTTTGCATCCCAACTTGTTGCATTGTACGCAGTATCGTCTACTGTAGGAATAGTAGGTTTGTTTAGTATTTCTGAATCTCCACTTGAAGAATTCCAATCGGCATTTACATTAACCTCTGCCCCCTCTTCAATACCTGCTAGTTTAGAAGCGTCTGCACTAGGATATGTATTTTTAGCTGTGTTAGCTGTTACGTCTGTATTATTACTAACCTCTGTATCAAAATCACTTATGGTTGAAGCTGTTTGTGTGCCAGTATGATTAGCTCTTGCTAAAACCTCTGTGACTGTCTTCCCACCATCTTTAATCTTCTTTCCTGTAGTGCCATCAAATACTGATATATTCTCGTCTGTAGCGCTAGAAGGCCCTACAACATCTCCTGCCCCCATGGAACTAGCAAGGTTAGCTGCTGTAATCTTTTTAGTAGTTCCAGCAGCGTCATCTGTTGTATCGCTAACATCAACTATAGGAAATACGTCTGCATTAGCTGAAGACGTTAATTCTGTTAATTCTGTTATTGTTTTTGTGTTTGCCATATATGTATGTTATACCAATTTATTCTATACACTTTGAATTATAAAAAATTATATGAATCCCAATAGTCAAACTTAAAATACCATCCAGTATAAAGATCTAAGTCCACCTTGTCTATTTTCTATATATATTTGCCCGTCAGTATGAGTAGAGATAGTTATCTTTCCATCAGCACCGGTAGTACCATTTAATGCTCCCGTAGCACTTTCTATATCGGTAGACAAAACTACTTCATTTGTCCACGGTGTAGCCCCGGCTCTATACGCAATAAGAGCATACTGGGATGCATTACTAGAACAACTAAGTAAAATAAAACCTGTAGAACGTATAGGAGTAAAATAAGTATAAGCATCATCATCTAACTCTTTTCTCATATTTTCAAGACCAGTCCCAAAGGTACTTCCTGCTGGAAAACGAACCCTAGTTGTGCAACTAATTAAATTAGAACCTAATGCTATTCTATTGTCGTTCAGATTAAAAATATACACTCCATACTGACCAACATAAGTATTAATTGTATCATCAAGAAGTTCTATATGATTACCCTGTATCATTGCCCTTGAAGATATATATACGTAAATTCCAACAGTCTCACCATCTACAGTATTTTGTGGGTCAGTAATCATATTACCTGTAACTACAACCCCGTCATTTCCTCTTTTTAAAAGAATCCCACTACAATATGGTTCACTTATAACATTATTAGAAATAATAGTATTTTTTGTGTAACCAATATAAATAGCCCCAGAATCTTGTGAATCTTCACCTTCCTGTCCACACTCATAGAAAACATTGTCTACTATCATATTATTCTCTGCATATAAATCAGCATGTCCAGTTATATAACACCCGATATTGCCTCCTCCATAAACCACATTTCCCTTTACTATACAGTCTGTTGCTGAAACATCAGCTTCTCCAGAGCTGGGACTCATTTTAAGAACAATTCCACGAGAACAACCTTTAATAACATTTCCTTCAAATCTAATACCTTTTCCTCCGTGAGTATCTAATCCCTCCCAAGTAGTAACATCCTCTATGAGAGAATTAGTAACCGAACAATACAGACTTCTGTCTTGGTCAGCATCATTCCACTGTGTAAAAGCTACCCCATAAGCATTACCAGAACTTCCTGGGTTGATATCTTTAATATGACAATGGTCTACGTCTACATTTTCACATGAGATAGTTGAAACTCCTGCGTATCCTACACTTTTAATTCTCGTATTACTAATATTAACATTTGTACACTGTTCCAAGAATATTCCATATTTTCCCAAATTATGAATATAACAATCCTTAATAATTACATTTTCAATCTCACTCCCAGAGGTTCCTACCAAAGAGATTCCAACACCATTAGTATCATAAGAAGTGTTTCCCACACCCTCAATCTCTAATCCATATAACTGACATCCTGAACCCATTTCCAGTAATGTTCTATGCGTGGTAGTATCAAATATTCTAGCCCCAGAAGCATATACTGTAGTGTTTGCAAGAATTTCTATTGTTCCAGTAATTAAATAATCTCCCGCCGGTATTCTCACAGACTTTCCTGCATTAGCCGTTAAAAATGCGTTTATTTCAGTTGTGTCATCATTTACACCTCCTCCATAACCAAGGAAAACCTCATCAACTAAAGAGTTAAGCTCTGTTGCTGTACTTGTAATAGCCACATCTTCATTTAATTTAGGGCTTGTTAAGGTCTTGTTAGTTAAAGTCTGAGTGTCGCTAGTCCCTACAAAATCTCCACTTGGAAGGTCTTTTCCACCCCTTAATACCTTAGGAGTTGCCTTCTTGGTAGTTCCACTGGTTGCTTGAGTTTTATCACTAACATCAACTACTACAACAGAGTCATTACTTTCGTCTACTACTGTTGCTGCTGTTAATTCTGATATTCTATCTATTGCCATATATTAAATTGTTTATGTTATATCTACCTCAGTCCATATTGCAGTTCCTAAACTCTCTTCACTCCAACTACCTGGCTTTCTTATTACTATTGCATAGCCATTCCCTTCTGTCATTATATGTTCTCTTTCCCCTTCTGTAGTAAGATATATTAAGAATCCTTCATAACTCCACGAAGAATCTCCTAAGTTTATTTCTCCCCAAGAAGTTACAATCCCTTCTAGTCCGAATAAAGAGCTACCATCTTCTTGTCCGATATACCTACTACCATCTTCTTGAACAAGAATAGGCCCTGGATTAGCATCCTTCCAACTTGAACTTCCTATATTTGATTCTGTCCAACTTGTTGCCATCAGATTTCAGGTACATAATCTCTTACTATTATAAAATCGTTATTATCATCTGTCCTTGATACTTGTTCTTGTGTCATATCCATTAATTCTACTGCAAAGTTTCCTAAGTATAATTGACCTTCATCCGTTTCTCCTTGTGTCATCTTTGCCATACCTACAGCATAATCTATACATACATCTTCATAACCCAAAGGTACATTTGCTTCATCTGTATCATTACTCATGTCAGAAACATTCTCTATATACCAAAGCCACAAACCATTAGAAACTGCACTGGATGGTGTTGGGTATATTTCTATCCCGTCTGAAATTAAAGAATACAAAGGAGATGATTCACTTACTGTTGTCATGGGGTCAAAGATAGTCTGTCTATCAATTCTTATACCCTTAACCCTAGTAGAACCGTCATAGGTTAAATCTAGTCTTCTAAGTCTCTTAAAATCACTTGGCAATGCATAGGTACTCTGATCTGCTACCAGATTAGCTTTAGCAAGCCTTAGATAGTAGTCTTGATTCAAAGCAACTACCCTATTAACCACTTTTTTATATCCTCTATTGAGATTTCTTTTAACTGAAGTTAAGGTTACTGTTTTTGTATCGTCTGCTAAAGACTGATTTATAAGTTCACTAACAGCGGTAATCATTTCACTGAATTGCATAGGGCTTGTTTTAATAATTAAACCCTCATTGATATATTATAACATAGGTTTTTATCTTGTTATTTTCTTATAGGACGCCTTAAAGTCCTTATATACCTTTATTATGTCTTTTGCTCTATCCTCTAGTGAGAATTTCCTTGCTAATCTATAAGCATTTCCTGTTAGTTTAGCTCTAAATATAGGGTCTCTTTTCAATTTCCTAATCGCTCCTATAAACTCCTTGTTGGTTTTATATATTAAACAATTCTCTCCATCCTGTGCTAGTTCATTGTATGGTAGATCATCTTTAACAACCATAGGTATCTTCATTGCTGCATACTCTAAGAACTTCATAGGAGATTTATACATATTAAAATGTTCTACACCAGATAAGGGAATAATAGCTACATCAGGTTCGTAACTCTTTATTACATACGGTAAAGTGTTTGTTTCAACCCAACCCCTAGTAATAACCTGCTTCTTAGGTAGAACCTTATCAAAAGGTTTATGCCAGTATCCTATACTTACAAAGGTAATATCTTCATCCTTCATTAATTTTCCCAAGGGGTCTTTAATACTGTTTAGGTCTTGTCCATGACTGCTGCCACCATTCCAGACTATTCTAAACTCATCCTTCTTCTTTGTATTATCTTTCACTATAATATCTGGATAGTTTATAAAGTCCACATAGAAAGGTATAACAGTAACATTCTGTTCATACTTCTCACTTATTAATTTAGCTAACCTATTGTTTGGTACTGTAACAAGGTCTGCTTGCCTTACCATAAACTCTGTTTGTTGAAGAACCCACATATTTAAGTATTTATTAAAATCTTTAGTTATTCCTGTTGCCCATAAAGGTCTAGTACCATTCTTAGTTTTCACAACTATATCTTGAATCCCCATTGTTCTATAATGACTAGAAGAAGGTAGCACCTGCCATGGATTGTCATCTAAATCATAACATACTCTCTTTCTTGGAAAATCCTTTCTTAACATTAACATAATCTTAGTAGGTAACTCCCTCGCTAGTACTACATCGGCCTCTTTAATAGATCTTCTGATCTGGGAGTCTGTTAATTCATCTTCCTCTCTATAAATATAAAAGTCTGCTAGTCCTTGTTTATTAACTACCCTAGCTAGATTATCTACTCTTAAAATGTTAGTAGCATTATCCTCTCCTAATGGAAAATGGAATATCTTAAATAGTTTATCTTTCATACCTTTTATAAATAAAATTATTTCTTGGGTTGTAATAAACTTTCTATTTTCTTTTCTTTTAATAGCAAGTCGTCATATTTTTGGCGATACTTTAATATAATCTTTAGAATAGACCAACGATACTTAAAGTCAGAGAATCGTAAACCATCTATCTCCTCATAAAGTTCATCAAGCAAATTAGCTATCTTGATGTTACTGTAGGTTTTTAATTCCGCTTCAGAATATTTCATATGGTGCTCTTTGGTACTGTTAAATACTGTGCTAAAAACTCGTCATTTTCCAAGGCTTTCTTTAACACCTTCTTATCCTTCCAAAATTGTTTTCCATAGATTCTCTCCAACGCAAAAGCTACCTCAAAGGGTATTTCTAAAATCTGCCTCATTGTCCTTCCCTTACTCCAAGTATCATTATTCTCCCTCTTCTTCTTGTTCTCGTACTTGAGGGGTTTATAGTTTATGGAGTTAGCTAACTTCTGGGCGTTCTGTTGAATATTGTGTTTAGCTATCTTATCAAGGATGCCTTCACCACCAACAGCATCAAGAAACTCTTGCTCTTTATTCGGGTCTATCATATATCTATTATATCATAGGTAAAAAGGCCTACCCTATAACAGGGTAGACCTAGTTATCATCCCTCTGTATACCTTAGCTTGTTGCTAATGCGTATAATTGACCTGAACCTGCTTCGTTACGTGATACAAGTGTGTATTCACCAACTATTGCGGCTCTCTCTGCGTCAGCTATCTTCGCAATTTTAACATTGTGAGATGGTCTGAACACTCCGATACCCCATAAATCCTCTTGCAATGCAAGTAGAATAGATGCGGTTACAAATCTATCAAGAATAATAGTCTGGAGTCCAAAGTCAGATTCGTAAACAGAAACTGAGTTTACTAACTTTTTATCTTCACCACTAATATATCTTGTGTTCTCCGTTGAGAAGCCAGATATTTTCCTCTTCTGCCACCCATTTACATAGGTAACATCAGGATTTCCACCTTGATCCCAGATATCTTGGAGTAATGTGTTATACATTGTTTCTGTCAATGCACAAGAATTTCCACATGTTTTATTTGTAGAAACCCAAGAAGGTACACCTTTCAGTGATCTTGCTGTTCCACTTGCTCCTGCAGAGCCTGTTTCGTTGATTAGAGCGTACTCAATGTCTCTCTTATGCTCCTTCATAGCTTTAGAGGCCTGGTATGCCATTTCACTCGAAACTCCTGCTGTGTCTGTTGCCTCTTGAGTTGAGGATACAGAGTAAGTATTTGCAAATATCTGTGTATAGTCTCCAGTCCTTGTCCTTACGGATGGTCTTGAGAAACTAAAGTCTGCACCTTCAACTGCCTTATTGGATGCAGCTGTTTCAAGACTGTCTGTCTGCCATTCCATATACTTAGCATTTGCTTTGTACTTTTTGAATCTGGTAAACATTGGGGTCTCTTCTGGAGAAATGTCGGTTATAATATCCAACAGATCTTCTCTGTTTCCAATGGCTTGATAGGTTTGGAGTGCGTATGTTGATACGTCTGCCATTTTATCAATAATCTAAATTTAAAGCCTCAACCTACCTCATGTACTACAGAGAACTCAGTTACTTTAGAGTTTGGTCTGTAAATACCTAGTCCAGTCTCCAGAAGCAATGGCTTCTTTCCTTAGGGCTTCGTCATCTCGTCCTACATTCTGAACGGGCTTTCCTTGCCTTTCGGTCTTAATACCACTTTTTCCTTGCTTAGAATAAAAATCAGCTAACTCCTTTTCGTGAATTAACTTAAAGGCGGCTTCAGGGTCATAGACTCCTGTTTTATTACCATACTCAACTATCTCATCGACATTGAATAATGGTTTACCATCTTTACCATTCCATTCTTTTTGTAGCTGTTCGACCTTAGCGTCTATCTCTCGATATACCCTTTCTTGTCGTATAGCTTCTTGAATCATACCCTTAACAGACTTATCATCGGGAATACCCAATCTTCGTAAGGTCTGCTTGGCCTGTGCTTCCTGCGATACAGGAGCATTAGGGTCTGCCTTGTTTAGCAATTGACTTGCAAACTGTGGGTCAGACTGTATTTTATCTAAGAGCTCAGCTTTCGCCTTATACTCATTCCTCTCATTGATTACCTCCGAGAATCTTGAGTAAGGTATAGACTGGTCGGAATCTTTCGACTCCCCTGTTGTTTCTTCTACAGTGTTTGCCTTCTCTTCAGAAGATTCCTTTGCAGGAGTAGATTTAACTTCAGTTGGTTGTTCTGTGCTTGCCGATACACTTGCAGTTTCCTCTGCACTAGCACCTTCTGTGCTACTTGCGGCTACTTGGTCTTCCATTTTTACATCTTTAGTGATGAATTTAATTACAGGTTAAAAACCTGGTGTAAGAGGCTGGGCGGTATGAGGGATAGACCCGACCTCCTACAACAGATTTTCAAACTGGACCGTAAAACTTAAAGAGCTGTATACATATATTATACACTATCATTTTTACACCTTAGGACTTATCATCCCATCTACTATTTCAAAGTCTAATTCTCCATTTAACAAAGCAACTAATAACTCTGGTTTCTCATCAAAAATAGAGTCTAGTTGTAATCCTCTAGCTTCTAAAAAGTCTGCTAAACCTTCTGCATCCATTCCTTGTGGTAACCCTCCTTCAGGTGCTCCTGGTGCTCCTCCTTCTACCATAGCTCCTTCTTCCATACCATTTTCAGTTATTGGCATGCCCTGTCTCTCCTCCATTAACCTAGCTTCTACTTGGTCTACATCAAAATTACCCATATCTTCTAATAGGGTTCTTCTATCAATATCTCCTCCCTTTCTAAGATTCATTAGTATTTCCTGTCTACCTTGCTTTGTGTATGCTATTCCACTATTGATAACTACCCTAACCTGTGGATTTTCTGGAATACTGATAATGTTTTCTTCTTTAGACAAACCTCTCTGGTCTCCCATTCCTATTACTTTCATAACCTCATCTTCTCCTTTAACCCTAAACTCCTTGGTTGTATTGTAACCTTCATAACCTTCTTTTAACAATGCGGTACCAAGTCTACTCAGAGTAATAACAAGATTATCTGAAAGGTCTGCTAGGTTTACCATATTGTTAGCTACTAATGCCTCTATAGCAATACCCGATTTAATACCCGTTGGGGTCTTTCCCATAAATGCCTCATTACTTGCTCCTACATCGGATAAGTATCTCATTATATTCTCTTGCTGTTTGAATACTGTAGAACTCATAGGCTTCATGTCTAATTGCTCAAACACACTGCCCCTTGCTTTCTTTACAATCTGCCCATGCTGATTAGTGATTATCTTCACATTACTATCAGGAGTGGTAACATATTTACCCTTACTGAAAAGAACATTGTACTCTAATGTACTCCTCTCTAAATAGTTTAGAGCCCTCTGTAGTGGTACTAAGTTCTTTACCCAACCCTCTGAATATAGTTTATTAGGGTTAATATCTGGTTGATAAATAACAAAAGGAAAATCCTTCTTGTCAGTTTCTTCGTATCTGATTAATCTGTCTTGTTCAGGAAGTATACTTATAATAACTATATTGTCTCCTACCTTTTTCTTAAACCATACCTCATAGATTAAACTTGTTCCTGTAGCTGGTGAACTTCCTGTGTTTTGAGGGTTTACTTTACTCTCTAACTGGTCTTTGTACTCACTTGCTGAATATTTATTATCTGCTGATATATCCTTGTTGTTTATATACATAGGGTCTTGCTCTATGTCTTTAGAATATCTCCTTACTACCTTTATAATATACTTAGCATTTTGTATGTCTCCATCACAATTAGGGTCTATGTATACATCAAAAGGATCTAAATTATCTACCCATACCTCTCCAGTTCCATTATCGTCTTCCTCGTCATAACCATGCTGTAGTATTCCTATTCCACATATCAACCCATGTAATATCATTTCCTTAACCTTCTTCTTCATCCCTAGTTTATCCCATAGATGAGTAAGATAGTTACCCAATAAGTCTAAATCTCTTTTAGGTACATCTCCATATGGATAAGCATCTACATCCCAAATAGGTTGAGTTCTAGTTACTGCCCCCCTTACTGCTCTAACAATGGAGTATATTTCGTTTATATTGTACTTTAGGGGGTCTTTATTATCCCAGTCTAAGTTTCCTGTTTGTCTATTATATTTGAGGTTGGTTAATCCTAAGTAATATGCCCAGTTAATCATCCAGTTCTTATCATAGTAATAACTACGATAGTCCTTGGCTACCTTCATTTTGTCTTTAACTTCGTTTACCCAGTACCTACCTGTTTCTCCTCCGTATTTTTTATCCTTCTTACCTTTTCCAAACAACATACTCCTTGTATTGGATTTCCTCTTTGCCTTCAGCTTCTTTTCAGCTGAATATGGGTCATTCTTAGCCACTTTACCTGTGTGTTAATTTACTCCCCCTCTCCCTTCTCGAATGGTAAATCTGGCATATCTGCCAAATCCACTAGATTATCTTCTTTTAATAATTCATTTTCTCCTTTTGGCTTTTCTTTTAATGCTAACACGTCCCCAACATCCTTAGCTTTTCTTAGCCTTTCTATCTCGATTCTCTCTTTATAGTGTATAACCTCCTGTACTATGATAATAGCGACAAGACTGATTATAGAAACAATACCTAATTCCATATACTAATTATATCATACTAATTGGAGACGGTAGGAATTGAACCTACGTTAAGATTTCTCCACTCGCCTGTCGTCCCCTAGTAACTTTATCACTTCTTCTTTTGTTATTATCTCCCCATACATAGAAGAACTAAGGTCTTTAACAATCTTCCCTATTCTCTTTCTCATATCAAACAAGCCTTTTATATTCTTTCTAATCCATTTAATCTCCTCTTTATACGCTTCAATCTCCTGTTTTAGTCTAAAGTCCCTATCAGTAAAGTATCTATTCCACCATTCTTCTACCCCATAAGCTAATTGTTGCCTTATATGAACCTTCTCATGAACTATCTTCTGTTTTGGTATCTTATACTTACAATGGATTGTATCCCCATAAGTAAAGATAACTCCCTTCTTCCAATTAACTCCAAACTGCTTATGACACCTCTCGTATATAGGAGGCTTTTCTTTAGAGGTCTTCATTCGTCTAAGTCAACTACACTATCCATCCAGTCCTCTGATTCATCGTCTATCATAGAGCCTTCATTGTATATATCTAAAGGATCTATCAACCCACCCCACCTATCCCTCTTGGGTCTCTCCATCTGGTCTGGTAAAGACATAAACAAATACCTCTCTGTATCCATCAAATCATCTTTTATCTTCATAACCTCATCTGTTAACTCCCCCTCTGGATTATCCTTCCATCTATAATTGCTATATTCATCTATAGTGTGTACACAATTATTGAACACCTTTAGTTTTCCTGCTGTTAAATATTGGGTTATCTTATCTATACCAGCCCTAACATCATTATTACCTTCTATGACTGGTATTCCTGCCACCTGATACTGTTCAAATATACTTACTCCTTCTCCTTCTGCTCTCTTCTGCTTACTTGCAGGGTCTATTACAAATATATGAGGAGTGAATGTAGTACCTTGAGTACAAAACCTACTCAATCCTTCTAGTTTCTTGTTAATAAGTATAGCCATTTCAGGTACGGTCTTTTGTCTCTCGTATAATTCGTCTACAACATAGTAAACTCCCTCATAACTTCTAATCATAAAAGTAACGGCATTTGGATGGTTCCATCCTACGTCTATTCCTACATACAGAATATCGTCCCTATCGAACTGTATGGGGTCTACAACGTGCGATTTAACATTAAACATAGGATATACCAATCCTCTGAATTGCTCGACTGTAGCAAAATATTCTTGTCTCCATTTCCATCCTGGCATACGGTCTTTTGCATCGTCTACCTCCTGTTTAAGATCTGGTAAAGCTGTGTTATCTACTGTCCTCCAAGTAAACAAGGCAAAATCCTCGTCTCCTTTTGGGTTCTTTTCAAACACAGGCTCTTGTATGGTTAAAGCCATAGGATCCTTGGGTCTCCAAATGGTACTCGCAGTATTATAAAACTCCTTCCATGCCTCATCCTTTCCATTTGTAGTTGTAGTTACCCACATTTTGCCATGATAATCTGCTAAGGTTGGCCACAAGGTTGATACTAATGTACCAAGTCTTTTACAGTCTCTCGCTTCATCTATGTGGATAAAGTGATACTTTCCTCCCCTTCCTATCTGTTCTGGTTTATCTGCCGACCTACAATACAAAGTTCCATGTTGCAGTTTTAATATTTTCTTCTGGTCTTTCCAGTGCCTATCAAACACATCAGCACCAAGTAGTTCTCTGAATATTGGTACATTTATATCGTCAAACGCTTTATAAGTAGGAGCCACCATTAAACCTATTACCTTCTCTATATCTGTTTCCTTTAATCTCTTTCCACACTTAGGACAATAAAATCCTTTTTCATCATAACCCGTTAACACTCTACAACACTTAGATAATCCCCTATCTAGCCAGTAGATACTCTCAAACTGTCCTGAGATCGATTTTCCAGAACGCCTACCACAAAACTCTGCCCTTACTCTAGCATTGCTTTCATGGAATAGCTTCTGAAATTTATGGGCAGTATATTTAAACATTCTTCCCTCCTTAGATTATTTCTTCTTGATGTTGCCTAGTATTAAACTTGGTGAGTCTGTTATCTTTAAATTAATAGATTCTTTAGGTTTTCCCATCATCCTATTCATTAAATCTATTAAAACTTTACTATCCCCTTTAGTTACTGCTAACTCATATGCCTTCTCAAATATCCTTCTTGATTTCTTTAATCCCTCGTCATCTTCTGCAAGAAACATATTTAAGTCTACAGCCGTTAGACCTAATGACAATCCCTTATCTTCACTTTTTCTACTAGCTTTACTCATTTTTCCACTCTATAAGTTACTATCCTATTATATCATGTCAGTTTTTGTACTAATCTATCAAAGACTATTTTAGCCTCTAAAGGCATAAATATCTTGTCTATCCATTTACAAAACTCTTGGTACTGTTCTTCAGAACTAAAGGACTCGTCTCTTTCCTTTAATTCCCTTCGGAATAATATTCCATCTTTAATATCTCTCCTCCACATCTTTTCCATCATAGCCATACTCTTCTGGGCATATACTAATTGATAGAATCTTATA